GCTCGCCGCCGGCTAGAACATTCGTTCTATCTTCGTTTCGCTTCGTCGTTAAGAACTAGGACCATTAACTCCGCTTCCGTAACCGTGCAATCACGTAGCGCGGACGGCGCGACCCGCCACGCCCGCGCGAGCATTACACGGCGATACGCCGCGGAATCGTAGGGTCCGGAAGTTGGGCGGGTTCCTCGCTTTCGTCTGTCCCCAACAACTCGCCGGTAATGGATTCGATAAACGAAATGGGCAACGCCCGGGCGTCGTCAAACGTAAACGCCGGGTCTACTTTGCGGCGGCGTACCCAAATCATCGCGGACGACAGACGTAGCCGCTTCCCGGGTTCCGTGGCGGATTCCATCGGGCAACCCAACACGGTTTCGATATCTTCCAAATCTCCCAACGTCAATTCGTCCGGCGAGAGTTCGAACGGTTCCGGGTTCGTCATGTCGAATTAGCCATGTCCTTTGTGAGTTCTTCCAACCGGCGTAGGTATAGCCGCTTAAACGTTTCTTCGTCCGCGACCATAGCCGCGGAGATAAACGGGTTGGGCGCTACTCCGCGGGACGGAACTCCCCAATGGACGGGACCCGCATACGGAACGCCCGCCCGGACGGTAGCGCGCTCGCCGGAACCCGTCCCGGTAATGGACCCGCGAAGCGCGCCCGTCCGAACCGGCGCCCGCGATGCTGCGCCACGCGCCGCGGATTGCGCTACTTCCCGGTTCGTCCGTGTCAAGTCCTCCAACTCGCGAACGGCGGAGTCCATAGCGCGGGACAACTCCGCCGCGCCGCGAACGTCTACCGTTACGTTTGGATTCACGGCGTCTACGCCGTCTGCGGCGTCTTTGTCTTTGACTTCGCACTATCGGCGCCCGGGTCCGGTTCCGTCCGGACGGGTTGGCCGATACACGGAAACTCCGCGTCCGTCGTCAATTGGGTAGCAACGTCGCCGCCAATTTCCACGGCGCGAATCTGTACCGTTCCCGTGAACGACGGCGAAGTAGCGGCGGGTCCCGGGACCCATTCAAACGCGACGGCGGTTCCGTTGTTGTCAAAGCAATAGTTAACGAATCCCGCCGGGTCGTTGAAGTCTTGAATTGCTGTCACGGCGAGAGTCCACGTTGTTTCCAACGACGGTTCGGACATGTCGCCGCACAAAGTTTCTACGCCGTCCTCTTGATTGTGGTCCGGAACAATCCGGACGTTGGTTGCTTGACATTCGAATTGCACGGGCGTATCGCCCAACGCAAGCGTTCCGTTACGGACGCGGGAATCAACAATTGGCATTGTTCTAGTTTCCTTCCAACATGATTGTGTAACCGGGTAGTTCGCGTCCGTCTGACATGCGGAACACGGTAGGTTCGCCGCCAACGGCGGACAACGCGTCCGCGACCAACGGCGCCGTATCGTAAAGCCATTCCAAGTCGCGCCACGTCAAACCGCGCGCGATGACTTCCACGGGAATTTCGGCGCGGAGTCCGGCGCCAATGGCGTTCTGCAAGTTGAAACGCGGCGAACCAATCAACACGCACGGCGGGTTAATGTCGTTGGGCGAGATAACCGCGCGGAGTCCCAACGCTTCAACGATTGCCTGCGCTTCCAATACCAACGACTTGATACCCATTACGCGACCCGCTGCGCCCAAACGTCCGCGAACGAAACGTCAAGTTGTCCGCCGCCGCCGCCCGACTCTTTGTGCATTTCCAAATCGAACGCGAACGCGCCGCCGGACCACGTTGTCGGGTACATGTAAACCAACGGTACAACGTCCGTTGTGTCGCCGGGTTCGTGGACAAATTCGTTCCACTCTCCGTTCCGTTCCCGCCAACGGATATAGACGGAACGATTCGTTGTAGGCCAGACGTAGGAAATGGAAAGTCCGAACATGTAAACGCCCGCGGGCGTGTCGTCCGGCGTCGTCAACGACACGATTGGTTCGTAGGTTTCGCCAACGTCAAGAATCCCGGCGGCTTTCGCATAGTAGAACGGCGGAAGCGGCGGCGGGAGAGTCGGCGGGACCACGGGCGCGTCGTCCTGGTCGCCGTCCACGGTTACCCGCGGAACGCCCAATAGCAACAGAATCATCCGCCGCGATTCGTAGTACGGCGTTCCGATAGTGGCGCCCGTGTCAATGAACCCGGCGAATCCTTCGCCCGTCCCACGCGCTTGATACAACAACGCCGCCCAACGGGTTACCGCTTCCCGGGCGCCCGCGTTGGGCGGCGTGTTTGGGTCGTCGCCAACGTAGCCGGAACTAGCGCGCGTCGTTATCGCCAAATGCTGCGCGGCTTCGATTGCGTCCGTGATAACGGCGTCGTCCGCCGTATCCGACTCCGCAAGCGCTAGAAACCGCTTGACGCGCGCTAGGTCCGTCCACGCCATAGCGGATTACTTCGCCGTCTTGACGACGCGAGCGCCGCCCGCGGGAGCGTAGGTAGCGGCGCCCAACACGTTGTCGTTGTTGACCATAAGCGCCGTGTCCGTGTAGAAACCCAATTCGACAGACATGGTATTGACGACAAGCGCCCGCAAGTCCATGTTTGGCGACGTATACGCCGTGGCGTATGCCGGATGGCCCGCAATGCAAAGGTCCGGGTCGATAGCCGGACACGCCCGGACGGAGATACCGCTAACGGTTCCCTGCGGCGTGTCAATGTTCGCGGTTCCGGTTCCGTATGCGGGACCACTAAACGCGGAAGCGCCGACAAGCGCGCCCCAAACGTTCATTCCGACAAGCGCCCATTCCGGCCAGTAGCCAACGAACACGCCGCTAACCGTCTGCGCTACAACGGCATTCTGTACCGCCGTGGCAATCACGTTAAGCGCGTTGTCATGCTCGCCGTTTGGCGTCACGTCGCTAACAATGGTCGCCGCAATGTCCGCGTCAAGTTCGACGTAGAACGATTCCACGGCGGCGCGGAAGTATTCCGCGGCGTAACCCGGGTCCGAACGGTTGATAAGCGCAATCGAAGCGAGTACGGCATGCGCCCACGCTTGCTTAGGAACTTGCACGTTGCCGATATTGACGGCGCCGGTAGGCGGGTCCGTGTTCGCGCCCGCGTACTTCGCGACCTTTGGCAGACTCGCCCATTTCGGGCGGACCAAATCGTTACCGGCGGACGGAAGCGTTCCGTGCGCGACGGACGCGTAGGCGGGACGATACGGCATATATCCGCCAAGAATCCCGGCGACGTACTGCGGCGGAAGGATTCCCGGGTTTGTGAGTTCGTCGTTAGCCGTCAACGCGGCTTCGATAACCCGGGCGGCGGCGGCGTCGCCGCGCTGCGCCAAGATCATTTCAACGGCGTACTGCGCCGCCGTCAATTCCGGTTCCGACTTGACGCGAACCGGCGCGGGCGCCGTCGCGACAATATCAACGGGACCCGTGGACGCGTTCACGTCCGCGGGCGGGTCAATTGTGATTGTGTCCATTGGGTTTGTTTCCTCCGTGGTTGGTTCGTGTCCGGCGTTCGCGGCCACGTCTGTTACTTGCGAGTCCGCGCCAAACGCCGGATTAACCAATAGCGAGAGTTCACGGACGGTAGCCGCGGACACAACTAGGACGGGTTCGGCGCCGTCGTTGTCCCACGAATATTCGTCCGCGGAAGCGCCAACGGACCAACCCGTTAGAACGCCATCCGCGGCGAGAGTTAGGGATTCGTCGCCGCCCGCCGTGGCGGACAGACGGGCGGCGACGTTGTGCCCGTGTTCCGTGTCGGACGCGTCAACAACGACGCCAACCGGACGCGTGTAGTCGTGGTCGCGGACCACGGGCGCGCCCGCGGCGTTGACGGAACCGGGCAGGAACTTAACCAATTGTCCGCCGTTGACCCGTGCAACTTTGTTGTACGGCAACGCTTGTCCGGCGACAATACGGCGCGGCTTCCCGCCGTCCGTGTCGGGCGAGCGGACTAGTTCAATATCGCCGGGCGCGGAGTTAAACGTTAGGTACATTCGTCGTTTCGTCCTTCGTGAACGGGTCGCCAATATCGGACGCCGGGTTATACGGGTCGAACCGGACCACGGTTCCGCGTGGCGTCACGTTAGGTCCGGAAAGTGTCTGTTGGATTGCTTCCGCCAACGGCGCGATTCCGAAATACCAAAGGTCCGCGCGTTGGTCCGCTTCGTTGGAATACGTCAAAGAGTCGTTGGTAGGCGCATGGACGACGGCGGCGGGAACGTTGCAAAGCCGGGCGAGTTCCGTTGCCATATGTTGCCGTCCTTCCGTCAATTGCAGACGGGACGGGTCGAACGAAGATTCGTGCCATTCGACATGTTCGGACAACATGGCGACGGTTTGCGACTTCCGCGCCGTTTGGAACCGCGCCGCCATTTCCGTTTGTTCTTTGGGCGTCAACGGGATTCCGCCCGTCTGCGCCAACCAACCCGCCGGGACTTCCGTAGCGGCGAACCGGTTAGCGGCGTCCTCCAACTTGATAGCCGTATCAAGCGTGTTCGACCCGTGGAACAACACGCCGGTTTGTGCCGATTCCATAACCAACACGTCCCGCGCCGGGATTCGCTCGCTATCTCCGCTGCGCCACGTCTTGTCATCATTCTGCGAAGTCTGCGCCGCGGGCAAATGACGGAACGCAAGCGGCCAACCGGCGGCGTCACGTTCCGTTACCCGCCAATAGGCGACGCCGTGAAACAACATGTCGTCTACCGTGTCCGCGACCAACGCCGCCCGTGTCCTGTCCGGGTCCGGTCTATCCAACCACGTTGGCGGGTTTGGGTGCGGCGTCAACGTCCGCGCGATTCTGTCCCAAAGGAACGCGGCGAGTTCCACGGAACCCAACCCGGCGCAAAGAATGTCCCGGGCGCGTTGAACCGTTGGTAGTGACATGGCGACGGAGCGCGAACCGTCCGTGATTGGCGTCCACGTAAACGCGCCTAATCCTGCGGAAATGCTAGGTACGTTGGAAGCGGCGGCGCGGACGCCGGGTCTATCCTTTGGCGCGTCTAGTTGGTCCCACCAATCGCGGAGTCGTTCGCGCTTCGTCGCCATGCGCCGCCACGTTGAACGTCTTTACGCGCGCTTGTCAAGTATTCCCGCAATAATTTCTTG